GCGATACGGATACTTATCAAGGAAATCCTATATCTTACTATACAGGTAAGGTATGCAAACCTAATTTGGGGATTGATTGTGGGACCAACGAGGAACTTTTCTTAGCTTTAGCCGCATTAAGAGAGAATACAGATAAGTTTCAATGGTTTACCGATGGAGATAAATGGATTCTGTGTCCGGAAATCAAGTTCTCCGCCTATTGGGTTTACAATGATATTGATGTTAGCATAGATACCATTCACAAGGCTTCCGTAAACGAACTGATTGAACATTTTAAAATATGAAAAAGATAATTATTCTTTTAGCAATAGTCGCACTGCACAGTTGCGACATTCCTGCAAAATACCCAATAACACATCATACACGTTCAGGCTGCATTACTTACATCAATGATAGCATAGTAGTTATCAGTACTAATGTGAGTGGTCTTGATAATTACGAAACTAAGATTATTAATTTGAAAAAACAATAACTATGACCGAAGAACTTGTAACATTGGATACAGCGAAGATGCTGAAGGAGAAAGGGTTTGATTGGAAGTGCGAACACGTAATAGGCCGCAATAAGGTTATTACAAAATATGATCTTCCGCAAAGAATGTCATGTTGTACGGAAATAGGTGGTGAATCAATTGAATTTTTATGTCCAACATTGTATGTTGCGCAGAAATGGCTGCGTGATAATCATTCTATTCATACAGCCGTTGATGCAAACGGAAACGGGCTATGGTATTGTAGAATTTACGACACAAAGGACTATGAATTTCTTTTTGAGACAAAGAATTACGTCACCTACGAAGAAGCACTTGAAGCCGGGATTTTTGAAGTATTAAAACTTATATAACCATGAATAGAAACGAATACCGAGAACGCTGCAAACATTACAGCCATTACAGCGGGCAGTGTTACAAAAAATCGTCCATATCGGGCATAGCAAACAATGTGCATGTGAATATGAAATGTGACGGTAAATGTCCTCGCATGAGGAATTACGATAAGAGAAACGGAATATTAACTGATAAAGAAAAGCAATCATGAAAAAATACTATTACTATACTTATCGATCCAAATTAGGTGGAATATGCTGCGATGTATGCTCGATTGAAGATGGTGATTTTGATTTAAATCGCATGATGCGTGATTTGTATAAAGATTACGGGTGCGTGTGTATAATAACTTTTTGGAAAGAAATATCCAAAGAAGAACACGAAGGGTTAATGGAGTTCTGTGATAAAGTTAATAAGGAGGGATAGTAATGAAGCGTGAAATAAAATTCGGAGGGAAAAGCATATACGATGTAGAATGGCTATACGGCTCCCTCATTAAGATTGAAGAGGACAGATATGCTATCATTCCGGATTTGAATGATATAGAAATTGGGAATAGCATCGGTATATATGAAGTTGACCCTATAACCATTGGCCAGTTCACCGGACTTTGCGATAAAAACGGAATAGAGATTTACGAAGGTGACATTGTTCGGTGGAGAAGAGATGGTAAGCTGTATCTTGTTAAGTTCTACGCAGGAATGTTCTATGCTTCCGTTGAAGAGCTTAATAAAGGAGTTTACGGAGGAATCCCGCTTCATGTTTTAACTGTAAACGAAGAAGATGAGTATAAATGCGAGGTTTGCGGTAACATTTACGATAATCCGGAATTGTTGAAAGGAGGTAAGTAATGAAGCATATATTTTTTTTATTTGTAGGTATTTTGGCTTTATACGAAATAATGAAAGCCTTAAACTGTAAGAGGGTTTATTCTCGTACATACGAATATATACATTCTCCCAAAGAAGATAAGAATACATATTTAAAAAAGCACCCCATGCTTCTTTTAATGGGTGTTTTGGATCTTTTTGAGTGGATGACATTAATGGCAGGACTAATGACAAGTCAATGGGTTTTATTTTTGGCGGTGATGGCTTTGTCTTTATCAAGATTCTACCGCCTCGGTAGTTGGGCCGTATGTATAGACAGTATTATCACTGTGGCTATTTACTTGTTTGCTATTATTAATACTTATCATTTACATATAGAATTATGAGTAAATTAAGAAGATATAAAAAGGTAGATACGAGTCTGTCTCATTTGTGCACTTTTGCACCAGTTAAAGATCCGGCAGTGGTAATAGGGTCTTATTACTGCAAAAACATTTGTCCTCATTGCCGAGGGACGTTGAATATATTAGGAGTTAGATATGTAAGATGTGATAAACCATGAGTAAAAAAAGGGATGCCTGTACATCCCCTTAAAACAGCATTACGCCACTTTCTTACTATCTACCAAGAAAGAAAAGTATTTGGAATGTTTTGGATATATCCGCTTACCGTTCCTTATGATATACCGACAGAAAATACGAGTTTTGCCGTTTTCATCTTGCGTTCTAACAGTCATATAATACACCTCCTTTCCGTTTTGCCTACTAACCTGTATTAGCAGACTTCAAGCTGCACCCTGTCAAGTGCAACTAAAAAAGCCCAAAGTTACAGGACATTGGGCTTAAATGTCTTTTCTCAATGAGAACGGACAAGAAAGGTGACGAATGACAGTTCGTCGGATTGGAGGTATTATACTCCTGTTAAAACGCGGTACAAATATAGGTTTTAGCCTACAAGTAAGGAATTTTATTAACAATTTTAATAGTCAAATTAACACATGAGTAAACTCTACAAAGCAACCATTTTCGGCAAGCCGTTCATGCTTGGATGGTTCAGCCATGCGGACAAATGGTATCATAGAATTGGAATAATATATTGAGACAATGAGAGCAACCGAAAAGAAACTAAGAGACAGACACGCCCGTCTGCCTGAACAATACAAGAAGGTAGACACGACAGTCAACGGAGATGCGGAGCACCTGATAGAGGAGCGCAGACAGCTTGAAAAGAACTTGGTTCCTCTGCGCCTTAGCAACACTACCGTTATATACGTAACAAAAGATAAGCAAAACGAAGCGTATGCAGCAGTGGCGCGTAAACGAATGGGAATAGCCGAACCCCGGAAAGCATTTGTTGACCCTCTTTCACAGGAGAACATTACAAAGATGTACAAGGAGGACGGCATAGCTCCCCGCAGAATGGCCGAAATATTGAATGTAAGCGTCAGGACGGTGTATCTAAGATTAGCCAAATACGAGCTTACAAATGTGAAATGCAGATAATTAAAAAAACAAAAGCTATGGAAGATAATACATTAGACCAAAACCTTTATACCACCGCAATGAAAGAAGCGCTAAAGGTGGAGTTCTTGGAAAGCAGCGAAGAGATTAAACTATATGCCGCCTCGCTGTATAATGCGATGATATGGGGTAGAAAAGTAAAATAACAAAAGGAGAACCAAGCGCGCGACCACTCAATCCTCCCATACACGATTATAATGCAAATATACTATTTACTTTTAAAATAATCGTGTTATGGTAAAAGAATTTTCTGCAATATCGGAACTTAAATATATTAGAGATCAGAAATCAAGACTTTCAGAAAGAGAGCAAGAATTAATCAAGCCTATTTTATCAGATTTAGGTATTATTCCTATGATATTTCAATGGTACTGTGAAATTGTAGGAAATTGTGGATTACCTGAAAGAAGATCTGGTACATGCTTTCGGCAAAAGTTCGTTTTTATTATTTTATTTCTTTATTCACCCAGTACATTGGCTGGTGGAAAAATAGCAAAAGGTATTCGTGATATACTGGCTGATATATTAGGATTTAAGTCTCCGACTGGAATTTCAAACCTTTACGTTAATGTCACGTTTAACTATAATAATTATAAGGATTATCGCGCGGATATAGATTATCTTTACACCGAAATCGTAAATCGGTTAAAATTCAAAGGGCTAATCAATTGATAGAACGGGTATTATTATTCCCGTTCTATTTTTCCCCTTATGCAATTATTGATAAATTCACTCCGATTTTTTTTTGAATTGACATATTCTATTAAATCATGTTCTATACGCAGTGATATTATCTGTTTCGGGTTATCTGATTTAGGTCTTCCTGCTCCTTTTCTTTTCCCACCTGATTTATTTTTTATTCCTACCATATATTTGATTGTATTTAGATGTAAATTCTCCTAACGATTTAAAAGCATCAGCAAGCTGCTTTAAATTACAGTCATCCTGTATCTCTATTGTGAATTTAGGAAATTTATTCCTGATAAGCAGCAACCTGTCATTTTCATCATCTTCTCTAAATTCGAACGTTGGCACAGGAAAGGCTATTGAATACCAATGGGAAAACATGTAATCTCCCATTTCGGCCATTATAGACGCGAGCTTATTTGCACAATCAGGATCGCCTATAAACTTGCTGTCCTCAAGCACAGAAATTCGTTGAGTATCATTGTAATCGTGTTCTTCAAACTTGCATACAATCAAGTTCTCCGTATCAGTCAAGACCCACCAGCCCGGCAGGTCTTTGCTCTTCTCTAATTTAAATCTGTTCATTGGTTATATTATTGTTACGAACGCTTCATCTATATAATCATATCCTCTATGCTTCATTGTGGCGTTTTCGTTAGCTCTGCACCACTTATGAAGCAAAACATTCATGTCATTGTTTATCTCTAATGCAAATTTACACTCCTTGCTTTGTTTAAATGGAAGTTCCGCATAACCGGATAATAGCATAAATTCATCAGGACTTATTTCTGTGGAAAACCATACTGTTTTACCGGATACTGAAGCCGAACGCAACAAATGAAATTTCTTTCCGAACATTTCAACATCCATGCCATCAGGGTTTTCTGCAATAACTTTTTCTGCAATTTCTGCACGCAATTTAAGGCTTGTGCCTGCATATCCAATATGTGACGTGGCTTTAGGGCAGTCAATGTACTTAGGGTTGGATAAGTCTCTACGGATGTTTCTTGTACCGTTGATTAAAGATGTGATTTGAGTTTTCATAATGTAAACAGTTTATACGTGTGTCTCACGTCTGTACAACAGATATTTGTTTTTCTATATTGCAAAGATATATGTAATATTTGTAATACGCAAATCATATTTTAATAATTAAATAATATTTGTATTACAATAATCAAATGTTAAAGTTGAGTTAAATACAATATTTGTAATACATATTTCAAATAAACAATATACATTTGCATCATCAGAAACGAAGTAATAACAATTAAAAGATATACGATTATGGCAGCATCAGTAATTAAACAAAGAACAATAGAGAAGTTCATCATGTCAGAGTTTGCACAAGGCAATTTGAACACAAAAGAACAAGTTAGCTGTATGCTCATTTTGATTCAAAAGAAGCTGGGTATGCCAGTAGAGCAAGCAAGTGACTTTATGAGAAACGCAATTGGTATTAACGCTTAAACACCATACGATGAAAGTATCAAACGAACAATATCAATACGAAGTCGAAAGCGTCCATATAAGCCAAATTTGTGTAGGCGATACGATACTGCACACAGATGGACAAGTAAGAACCGTATGTCATAATGATATAACAATAGATTCTTTTATGGGTCGTTCTCTATTCGGTGATACTTATAATTTAGGTACGATACCAATCAAAAGGATAAGATTTGTATTGAATGATAAATAAATATTGGCTATGAAGATATATGATTCAAATGGCTTGTTGGTAGCAGAAAGCTACTTTGTGCCCAGCCCTAATTTTATCCCCAAAGGTGAATACAAAGAAACTGAACTGGACAGATACAAACGCAGCGTTGATTTTTTGATAACATCTTGTACTGAAAAAGATTTTGTGACTTAAAACTAATTGTCACAGATAGAACTTGTATATATTTCGTTATCTTTGGTTGTGGTAGTACCTTTGGGGTACTATCGCGGGGTGTAGCAGTGGTAGCTTTTCACTTTGACTTGGTGAAGGTCGGTTGTTCGATTCAGCCCCCCGCAACTATTGAGTATTAATTTAAATTTGACACGATTATGAACATTCTTACATTAAGCATCAAACAGAAGTATTTCGATGAAATCTTAGCGGGCAAGAAAACCCACGAATATCGTGAAATCAGGCCCACTAATGCAAAGAAGTATATTACTTACCTATGTGGCGGCAAAGAATATCCGGCTGATGCAGAACTGCCCGAAGAAGGTGAAGTCGAATTGAAACCTATCAAGTACGATGCAATCAAGCTCCTGACAGGTGCATATACGGGTAAACGTCCATATATTATCGTTGAAGTGAAAGCAGCAGAAGCTGTTATTCTCACAGATGAAAACGGTAATGATATTGTTTACGAACATCAAGGCGAAGAATATCTTGCTGCACAAATGGATTATACTTTGGGCAAGATATTAGAAAAACATATAGATTGATTTGTTTAACTTTTAAAATTAGAAAGCAGAGTCGCAAGAAGAATTAACAGAGTAGCCGGGCCTCGCAGAAATATGAACGGTGCAGGGGCTGGTGGTAGATTGGTTGCCAGACGTGGCGGTGAAGCTGGTACATCACAGTTGGGGTCACGCAGACAGCGTTATAGTGACCTTCGTACTTCATTTGGTTTAAGTGGTGGTTAGCTATGAGCAAGGTAGAACAAGCGAACCGGTATATAGACCTCATTCGGGTAAAATCGAATGAGGCTTTACTGTTTTTATCACTTGGTAAAGATTCGCTTGTTCTGCTTGATTTAATCTATCCGAAGTTTGACCGGATTGTTTGTGTGTTCATGTACTTTGTCAAGAATTTGGAGCACATTAACCGATGGATTGGCTGGACTAAAGCCAAATATCCGAAGATAGAGTTTGTACAAGTGCCTCATTGGAATCTTACCTACATTCTTAGAGGTGGCATGTACTGCGTACCTAATCCGAAAGTGAAACTGTTGAAGCTGGCTGATGTGGTAAAGGCTATGCAACTTACTCACGGAGTTTATTACACATTCTTGGGTATGAAGAAAGTTGATGGCATGAATCGTAGGCTTATGCTGAAAGGGTATGAGGCAAACGGTTACAAGAATAACGGTATGGTTTATCCTTTGGCTGATTGGAATCAAAGAGACATTCTTGCTTACATGAAGCAACACAACCTACCCGAACCTATTCGGTATAGCTTAAAGGCTTCAAGTGGAGTAGGCTTCAATCTTGATTGTATGCTTTGGATGGAGAAGAATTACCCGCAGGACTTACAGAGAATATATAAAACTTTCCCAATGGCTGAAAGGGTGCTTTGGGAATATCATAATCAACAAAATCAATAGGAGGAAAGCCGAGTTAGAAGAACGAAATCATTGTCTCAATTAGACCTTCAGAGGTTTAGGCTGAATCAGAGAGTACTATCTCCGAGTAGAGCAAATAAGGTAAATCAAGCGTATCAAAGGTATCGCTCTAATATAGAAAAAGCTTTTAAGTTGGATGGAGGACGAGGAGCTGGCGCTTTTATTAACGGCCGTTACCAGCAAGCTCGGAAAACACAGGTACCTCGTGCAACATACATGGGTTTAAGTAATGGCTAATATGGAATTATCAAAATACATAAAGAGCGAATCGGTAGAACTCAACCGTTCTGCCATTCGTTTTGCAGACTACAATCCGAGAAAGCTGTCTGATGAATCACGTAAGACCTTGAAACGTGGTATCAAGAAGTTCGGATTAGTAGGTGGAATAGTTGTGAATAAGCGTACTGGTCTTACAGTAGTCAGCGGCCACCAGCGTTTGTCTGTCATGGATGAATTGCAAAAGTTTCCCGATAACGACTACCGTATTCGTGTCGATGTCATAGATGTGGACGAAAAACAGGAGAAGGAATTAAATATTCTGATGAACAACCCGAACGCACAAGGTACATGGGATTTTGATGCTCTTGCACAGATTGTTCCTGACATTGATTGGAAAGATGCTGGTCTGACTAATGCCGACCTAAACATGATTGGTGTTGATTATCTGTTACAGACTGAAGAAGAGACTTCCATTGCTGATGCTTTGTCTGATATGATGGCACCTGTTTCCGAACAGAAGGAAGCCGATAAAGCTGCCAAGCAATTAGAACGCGCAGAGAAGGTTGCCCACATGAAAGAGGTCAAGCAACAGGTTAAGGAGAACGCACAGAGGCAAGCTGAGGATATGGATGCTTATGTGATGTTATCCTTTGATACCTATGAGGCGAAAGCTGCTTTCTGTGAACGGTTCGGATATGATCCGGATATGAAGTTTATCAAGGGAGAAGTGTTTGATGAACAAGTAGAAAGGATTGATTAAATAGGGAGGAAGGTTGAGTCAGAAGAAAAAGTTTGAATGAATTAAGTGCACAATTTCGTAGATTAGAGGCACAGGCTCGTAGAACTCAAAATGGTTATGAAAACAATCCAAGAGCTGCACGAGTTATAAATGCGTTTGAATCATCTATGAAGCAAAGAGGCATTTGGTTCTTTTCTGATCGAAATAAAAGAATTGGGACGGGTCGATTTTCTTTAAGTAACGGATAAATATATGAGTAATAGTGAATCTAAAAGCAGAAAAGGTAAAGGAGGAAGAAAGCCAAAGTTTGACTATACAAGCAAGGACTTTCTTTCTCTCGTAGAATCGTATGCTAAGAAGGGGTTCACTGATAAGGAGATTGCCCATGCTATCGGATTGTCACCACAAAAATTTAGTGAAAAGAAAAGCGCATACAGTGAATTAAGTGATGTCCTTTCGCGTGCGCGTTGTGCGATAAACTCCCTTGTGCGCGCCAAATTTCTTGCAATGGCTCTTGGTGGTATAAAAACTAAGAATACCACAGTCCGGAAGTTACGGGACAGGGATGGAAATTTGACAGGTGAGGAAGAGGTTCAAACCGTAGAAGGTGAATTAGCTCCCAATTTGAGTGCTCAAATGACATGGCTCTATCATTACGATGAAGATTGGAGAAAGGTTGAACGTAAGCAGGATGAAGATGCTGATATTCCATCTGACATAGAACAGGGGATTGATATTGATTCATGGATTAAAAAGCAAGTGAAATGAAGAAAAGATTAAAAAACATAGTTATTTATTTACTTTTAATAGTATCCTCATACTGCTCTGTTTCAATACTAACATATCAATTGATGCACCCGGAATTAACGCAAACGCAAGTGTTTCTAATGATACCGAAAATATTAATATATTGGTTTGAATGATAGTACCTCAAGAAATATATCATCCGTTATACGAAGATAAGGAAAAATTCATCATCCTTATTACCGGAGGGCGTGGTTCGGGCAAGTCCTTCAACACTTCCACTTTCATTGAACGGTTGACTTTTGAAATGACACCGGCAGAGAAAATAGTGCATCAGATACTCTACACCCGTTATACAATGGTTTCTGCCGGCATGTCTATCATTCCCGAAATGATGGAAAAAATAGACCTTGACGGAACTACTAAATATTTCAAGACTACTAAGACGGATATAGTCAATAAAATGACTAAGAGCCGTATCATGTTCCGGGGTATCAAGACTTCATCAGGAAACCAGACGGCAAAACTGAAATCCATTCAAGGCATTACGACTTTCGTCTGCGATGAAGCGGAAGAGTGGACAAGCGAAGATGAGTTCGATAAGATAATGCTATCCATTCGCAAGAAAGGTATTCAGAACCGGATTATTATCATAATGAATCCTTGTGATTCCAACCACTTCATCTACAAGAAATACATTGAGAAAACTCACAAGCTGGTGGAGATTGACGGTGTACAAGTTCAGATTTCCACTCATCCGAATGTGCTCCACATTCATACGACTTACTTTGATAACTTGGAGAACCTTTCTCCTGAGTTTCTGAAAGAGGTCGAAGATATGAAGGTGAACAACCCGGAGAAATATGCTCATGTGGTTATTGGTCGTTGGGCTGACGTTGCAGAAGGCGCGGTGTTCAAAAAGTGGGGAATTGTTAAGGAGTTTCCTGCTTATGCCAAGAAAGTGGCTCTTGCTTCCGATTGGGGATATACTAACGATCCATCAACTGGCATCCGTTGCGGTATTGTAGATAACCGATTGTATGTTGATGAATTATTTTATGAGACTGGCATGCTCACTAATGCCATTGCCGAAAAGCTAAAACCATGGGGATTGAAAGTCTATGGTGATAGTGCCGATCCTCGTTTGATTCAGGAAATCAAAAATAGGGGTGTGAACATCTATCCGGTAGATAAATTCCCCGGTTCAATTAAAGCCGGTATTGATAAAATTCATGAGATGGAACTATTCGTTACAGAACGTTCGTACCATATCATTGAGGAACTCCGTAAATATGTTTGGGATAAAGACAAAGACGGTCACTATATCAATGAACCGATAGATGCTTGGAATCACTGTATCGACCCTATTAGATATTATATTTTGGGGCACATTTTAGGACGTATTTTGAAACCGAAAGATTTAACTGGAATATTCACACACTAAAAAATATAGCAGAGTCAAAAGTTTAGAAGAAATATTAGTATTGCCTGATATTGGGCAAAAAATAAGTTACCTGAAAAAAGGTAGAAAGACCGAACTTCCTGACCGTTGTAAATTGTGGGAAGATTGGAATCCTAAATGCCATGAAATCATGGTGGATAAAGAGAAGTATCCGGACAGAAAGGTTCTTGAGAAGGAAGCAGAGAAACACTTTGATGAAAAGACTGGTAAAACTTATGAAATCGAAGCAAAGTATAAGACCGAACCAGTGAACCGTATCTCTATTCCATTGGAACAGGATATAGTAAACATCCAAACAGCCTTCACAGTCGGAATTGAACCGTCAATGGATTGCACTCCTGCTGATGACGAAGAAAAAAAGCTGCTGGATGCTGTTAAGGCTGTATTTAAATCAAATAAAACTAAATATCAGAACAAGAAAATTGTTCGATCTTGGCTTTCCGAGCAGGAAGTGGCTGAATATTGGTATGCAACTGATGATGATTCGTTTTGGATTAAATTCTGGAATAAAGTTAAGACTACCTTTGGAGGTAAGGTAAAGCCTACCAAGAAACTGAAAAGCGTATTATGGTCTCCGTTTAGAGGTGATAAGCTCTATCCATTTTTTAATGACGAGGGGGATTTGATAGCTTTCTCTCGAGAATATAAGAAAAAACTTATGGACGATTCTGAAATTACCTGCTTCATGACTATTACCGACAAAATGGTTTATCAATGGGATTTGTCTAAAGGCTACGAGGAAAGACCAACCTTTGCACATGGATTTAAGAAGCTGCCTGTTATATATGCTTACCGTCCTGAACCTTATTGCGATAAGATTAAGACCTTCCGGGTTCGGTTGGAGAAGCTATTATCCAACTATGCCGATTGCATAGACTACCATTTTTTCCCATTGCTTAAATTAGTCGGGGACGTAGAGGGTTTTGTCGGGAAGAATAAAGATAAAATCGTAAAACTCACAGGGGAAGGCGCGGATGCTCAATATCTTACGTGGAACCAAGTTCCGGAAACTGTAAAATTTGAAGCTGAAACTTTGACGAATAACGCTTACGATATGTCAAACACTCCAAGAATATCTTTCGAAACTCTGAAAGGCGTTGGCAAGGCTTCCGGTACAGCTTTTCGTTTTATGTTTATGGGAGCACACATGGCAGTTTCCAATCATGCAGAAGTAATAGGCGATTTCTTGCAACGAAGAGTGAATTTCCTTGTTACCGCTTTAGGCGCTATTAATCCATCCGAGTTCAGTAAGGCATCACAGACTATTGATATAGAAACGGAAGTTGTTCCATTTATGATTGATGATTTGAATGATAAGGTGACTACTGCTGTTTCCGCTGTCAGAGGTGGCATCTGGTCAACACGTGAAGGAATTATGTTTGCGGGTAACTCTGATCGAGTGGAAGAGGAACTTGCGGAAATAAAGGAAGAGCAGGTGATACAAAATGAAAATATGAAAAATAGAACAGAAATTTGACCCTTAGTCAGAAAAAATACGGGGGTTATAATTTTAGTACAAGAAAAATAGGATATATAGCAGCGGCTCAAATAGCTTACGCTATATGTTCTATTATAGCATCAATCTACTGCTTCATATCGCTTACGGATACTTTTTACATCATATTTGTGACAATTGCTCTGATGTCACAGATGAAAGTCTTAAATGTTTACTAATCAACTGTATTAGCGGTATTTTTACTTTCGAAAAGTAAATTCTAAATTTAATAATTCATACGGTATGAAAGGAAAAATTTTAGTAGCACTAAAAACGAAGTATAAAACCTTTGGGTTTGGTGACAAGGCGTTTGACGGGGTGGCCGACTACTTATCAAAAACCGTTACAGAAGAAAGTCAAATAGAAACCGCTATTAGTGGGGTCGAAGGACTTTTAAAAGCTTTTCAAGGAGACATTGACACTGTTAGAAACGAAAAATCGGGTCTGCAAAAGCAATTGGACGAATTGAAAACGAAAATCGAGAATCCTAACCCAAATCAAAAGCCTGAAGAAAATAAAGATGATGTGCCTGCATGGGCACAAGCCTTGATTGATTCCAATAAGAGCCTTTTGACAGAGGTTTCCACCTTGAAGCAAGAAAAGCTGCAAGCTACCCGTCAAGAGCAGATTATGGCAAAGGCAAAGGAGTATGGTATTCCCGAAAACTACGCCAAGAGGTGTGCCATTAAGGACGATGAGGACTTGGATGTTTATTTCAAGGACTTGAAACAGGAGTTCGCAAATGACGGCTTCAAAGGCGTAACCCCTCCCGAATCAGCAGAAACGAAGATTGAGAAAGAAAACGAATCTATCGCCAGTATGATTAATGAGGGCACAAAAACTATTGTTGAATCTAAAAATTAAAATTTATGGCAGCAGGTCAAAAATTTAACTTGAAACCGGAATACAAGCAGGAAGAGTTTTATCGTGTGGATACGGGTGTCAGAAAGAGTGGGCCTTGGAAGTTGGATATTGCCAATCTTGTTGTAGGCTCTGTTCTTCCTGTATTTACGCCCGTACAAGCGGACTTAAAGAAACGTACTATCGTTCCTGTCCGTAATATGAAAGTGGTTGAAGCGTACGCAACAGGTGAATCTGCTTTGTCTATTAAAGTAGCCAAGAACTCTTTGGCTTATGTGGGTATGTTTGTCGGAAACGGCAAGAAAGGTGCAGAAGTAACGGCAATTGATAAGTCTAATGCCAACTACGATGTATTGACTATCAAGGCTGCTTTTGGTGAGAATATTGCCAAAGATGCGATTTTGTTTGAGGCTACTGCGGTTGCTGGAACAGCAAAGAAGAATACAGCAAACTTTGTCCTTTTCGATGAAAAGAAAGTAGAGGATGATGGCCCAGTTCTTTGCACACTTCTAATGCAGGCGTATGAGATTAAAGAGCCTAAACTCCCTATGCCTATTCATGAATTGGATAAAGAGGGGCTTACTGACCGTTTCCAATTCGAGTATTAATCTTAAAAAAGTAGAGTTATGAATTTGACTATACAAACTTTGTTTACAGATCCTCAAATTGTAAATGCGGTTATTGATCGTGTTTTACAAACGAGATTGGATAGAATATATTGGCAGCAATATGGTTCATTCCTTGAAACTAAAACTCGTGTATTCAAGACGTATCTTGGTACAGTTACAGGAGTGATGGCAGGCTCTATCATTGGCAAGAACGATCAGAGACCTATTCGTGAAAGACGGTCGCTTGGAAGCGGTTATACTGAGATTGCTTATTTGGGAGACCGTTATCAGATGGATATTGAACGGCTGTCCCAATTGCAGGACATCCTTGACAAGTTCAATGCTGCCAATACTGCCGATCAGCGTACTATCTTGAATGAAATTATAGATTTCATATTTGATGATTATCGTCAAATCCTGCTTGCTCCTCACAAGCGTATGGATATTGTCGTTGGTGAGTTATTAATGACTGGTAAGGCAAAAGTTCATTTGGCAGATAACAAAGAAAACATTGAAGTCCTTGATATTGATTTGCCGTTCCATTTTATCACTCCGAAAGCATCTGAAAAGGATAAGTTCATCTCCTATCTTAAAGAGCAAATTGAAGCTTTGAAAGTTAAATATGGGGTTTTTTCAAAGATGATTATGTCTCGTAGCACTTTCAATAAAAATATTGTCGGCAACAAGGAGTTCGGCCAAACCTTCAAGATGATTCTTGGAAGTAACCAATTCTATGTTGGCGGTGGCTTAATTACGTCTCAAATGGCGTCAAGTGTATTTACAGGTATTGGGCTTCCGGCAATTGAGATCAAGGAGGATTACGTAGAAAATCAGAACGGAGAAAACGTACAGGTTTACTCTGATGATCGTATTACCTTATTACAAAATGATAACGTAATGCGTATGCGCCATCATAGGCCTTACGTAATGACCGATCCTGTTCCGGGACGCACATATAGCCAAGCCGAAGGCCAGATGTCCGTATGTAACTATCGTGATGAGGAAGGTAGATATATGGAGTACACCGCTGAATGGGTTCCTGAGTTTACCGCTCCGAATAAGATTGTGAATTTCGACCTTTCAAAAATGAACGCATGACGGTAAACGAATACATATCAAAGAAGTTTCAGTCTTTCAGCATTCAGTTGTCGGAGGCTGATCTTCTGGATATGTGTCTGAACTCGAAGATAAGCGGAGAGGATGAAATGAACAATGATTGCTACGATCGTGTCTCTGTTGCGATTGCGAAGTTCATACCTTCTCTTTTGCTTCGTGCTACTTCAATCAGTGAAAGCGGTTTTTCGATGTCTTGGGACATTAAAGGAATTAAGGACTACTATTCATTTCTGTGCAAACAGTATGGATTGACTGATGAATTAACGGATAAACCTAAAGTGACATTCTTATGATATTCGCTCCACACATATTGCAGGTTAAGGTTATCACCCCGATGGATAAGGATGAGTTCGGAAGATCTATTCCTGGAACCGGTGGTGAGAGCTGGCAGGATATATGCAAATGCCGTTGTGATGATGTGAGCGCGGAAAAGAAAGTATCTGTCAATGGTCTTCTGTATGATTTCAAGTACAAGGTAGTCTTTGATAAACCGTCAAAGGTTGAAGCAGGAGCAGAAGTTCGTTGCTTAAATTTTGACGGAAGCATAAGAGGTGAAGGTGTTGTTAAAAGTCCTTTGGAGACTAACTATTTCCCATACAGAGTGATATGGTTGGAGTAGATTTTGATTTTTCGGATATAGACGAGTTCTTCAATGAGGGAGAATCGGAAGTTCTTTCAGGTATGGAAGAAGAAGGAGAGGCTTTTGTTGAAGATGCCAAGAAAACCGGAAGTTATACAGACCGAACAGGGCATTTGAGAGCATCAAACGGATATGAGGTTGACAGGTCGGGCTTAACGTTGAAAAATGAAGCTGAATATGCGTCATTCGTGGAGTCTAAAGGCTTTGAAGTTGCAGGAAGTGCAGCGATAAGGACAGAAAAAAGATTGAAAGATAGATTTGAACGATGATAGTAACTACTGACATAGGAAACATTCTCTACCGGGATTGCAAGGCTTTCGGGATAGGGGAGATTTATCAAAAAGGTAATATTCCACTTATTCCTGATGATGCTGATTACCGGATGAAAACGGAACGAATTGTTATCCGGCCCAAAAGCCAGTCTCCTGATACTTATTGGAAGAAAGATTTCGTAGAAGTAAACTTGTGCGTTCCTGATGTTGGTATAGGTATCGCTAATCTTATCCGAATAGCAGAACTTGAACATCAATCTGTTGAAATATTAGGAGATGTTGTAAATTCCTATAACGGTATTCCTTATCAGTATTCTATCGAATCAATCGGTACAGAAGTGGACACAGCTTTGAAGTGTCATTATGTGAATGTAAGGATTTTATTTGAAGTATTAAATGTAAACTAATATGGCTAAGAAACAGTATATCGGAATTAAGCGTATATGGTACGCTGATGTGATTAATGCGGCTGTAACTGCTGCATCTATTAAGGCATTGATCGCTGCAAGCGGTGGTGCAAAAGAAGTGCTAAATTCTCACCAAGATACGTGGGGATATGAAGAGTCAGACCCGGAAACAACGGAATATGTCAATGAATTGACAGGGCAAACCTACTATATTGACAAGACTAAAAACAGTATCCCCACCATTTCTTTCACAATGGGTGAATACTCATATATGGAAAAAGCCGACTTGCAAGGTGGTGAAGCTATTACTGCAACAGGAACAAAGGCTTCTTCGGAAGATAATGCTGTGGGATGGAAACGTCCGGAATCAACCAATGTAATTGAGAAGGCTATTATTGCTCAAACAAAGACTGGCAACTATGTTGTTTTGACAAAAGCAAATATTGTTGCTAAGGGCAACTTTGTGGAAAAGAATATTGGTCTCGGAGTTACCGCTGTCGCATTGGAAAATAAGGGTATTGGATCTGAATTTTGGTTTGACCAGTCCGCGGTAGAAGGAGTTCAGGAGATATCATGAAGTAAATGTAAAAACAGTTTATTTAGGATGGCGGTGGGTGGTTGCTCACCGCCTTTTTAGTTTATGGAAAAGAACGCATCAAAAATAGTAAATGCATCCGTTTTAGGTAAGGATTTTGAAACGGTGTTTGTGAATGGAAATGCCTATGTAATCTATCCTCCAACAATTCACAGGATAGCAGGTGCTGGATATTATCTTTCAGATTTAAAGGATGGTGTTACAGTAATGGATATGCTTCGTTCTTTGAAAGATACAAAACAGGCTTCTTTAGCTTTATCATGGCTTATAAAGGGCGATGAAAGTCTTTCGGAAGAATTGGCTAATGGAGAGTTTGATGAAGTGGTTGAAGGGTTGGCTATCGGCCTATCCATGATATCAACAGAAAGTTTTCACAAGCTGTCAGTTTTAGCCAAGAACGTAGCAAATCTGACAGCAAATCAGAAGTAGTAGGAAATAACTGTTTGCTTGGACAGATTGCATCGTTCATGGAAAATCTGCATCTGTCTTATGATGAAGTCATGTATAAAATTCCGTACAGAAACATGGTAATAATGCAGAAAGACAAGCTTCATACTGTTTCTGGTGAAATTATGGAAGAAGTTTCTGAGGAAGAATATTTTAGAATAAAAGGTAAAACATTAAATAAACAATAATTTATGGCGAAACTTGTGTTTCATGTTCAGGCTGATTATGAAGAGGTTATAAAACTTCGTAATGAGATAGATAAACTAAAAAAAGAGCTGAAAAGCATGGACGCTACACGTTCTCCTGCTTCATTCAATGCTCTTAATTCTCAACTTTCTGCTTCTACCCAAAGGATGGAGGCATTGGTTTCCAGTGCTGCAAAGGTAGGTGCTGAAATGGAAACCGGATTCAAGAGGAAGATTTTTGATGCTTCTCAGGCGGTTAATGGTTTTACTGAAAAGATTATTGCTCAAAAGACTGTTGTTAAAGATGTGGAATATAATGTAAAACGTCTTGGTGATGCTTATCGTATAGCATTGAAAAGAAATCCATTATCAGCAAGTGGAAAGTTGGAAGAATACAATGCTGCACGCAGGGCTTTGGATGAAGAAAAGGCGTCTTTATTTGGATTGACGCAACAGCAAGCGGAAGCACGTCTGTCAGTAAAAAAACTTCGTGATGAATACGCTCTTTATAAGGATGATGTTAAAGATGTAGTAAATGCAAATGAAGGTTTTGCTATTTCTTGGAAAAAAGCATTGGCGATCATTGGTGGAGTAGGGGTCTTGAAAGCATTAGGTTCTGAAATAGTCCGAGTACGGGGTGAGTTCCAATCTACGCAAACAGCAATTGAAACTTTAGTTGGCAAGGATATGGCTGGTAATTTGATACCTCAAATCAAAGAACTTGCTAAAATATCTCCACTTACCATGTCTGATATGGTGGGTGCTGAAAAAATGATGCTTGGATTTAATATTCAAGCAGAAGACACCATTAAATATTTGAAAGCTTTATCAGATGTGTCTATGGGAGATTCGCAGAGATTTAATTCTCTAACATTGGCTTTTTCCCAAATGTCTGCTGCTGGTAAACTTATGGGACAAGACCTGAACCAGATGATTAATGCCGGATTCAATCCGTTGCAGATTATGGCAGACAAGACCGGAAAATCTATTTCGATCCTCAAAGAAGAAATGTCTAAAGGGGCAATATCTGCTGAAATGGTACAACAAGCGTTTATAGATGCTACTTCGGCAGGTGGCAAGTTTTATAATATGTCTGAGAACGCTTCGAAGACTATTAATGGGCAGCTATCTATGATGCAGGATGCAATAAACACAGTGTTTAATGAATTGGGCACTAAGTCGGAAGGCGTTATCATGGATGGTATTCAGATGACCACTTCATTAATTCAGAACTACGAAACTGTTGGTAAGGTATTGACTGGGCTTGTTGTTACTTATGGAGCGTATCGTACTGCTGTGATGCTTGTTACTGCTGCTGAAAGCAAGCATACCCTTGTGGAAATTGGACTTACTAACGCTCGTATATTGGCAAGGAAAGCACAACTGGCTCTTAATGCAGCTATGCTTACTAATCCTTATGTGGCAGTAGCTACGGTGGTAATTGGATTAACATCTGCTATGTGGGCATTGCATGATTCATCTACCGAAACGGAAAAAGCCCAAAGAAGGTTTAATGAACAGCAAGAGGAAGCTGCTAAACAGGCACAGGAACATAAACAGAAAATTGATGCTCTGATACAAAGTTCTCGTGATATTGCATTGTCTGATTTGCAGAGAGGTGAAAATTTGGCGGCGTTACGAAGTGAATATCCCAAAATATTTGCCCAATACGATATTGAAACGATAAAACTTGCTGATATACTTAAACTAAAGCAACAGATAGCAGAAGAAGATGCGAAACGAGTTGGAGAAAAGCAAGCTAAAAACCTTTCTGATATAGAGTCAGAAATAAAGTATTATGAAAATCTCCTAAAAACTTTATCTGGTCAACAAGGTATTGATGGCTATGTGAAAAAGCTAAAAGAACTTCGTTCCACTCGTAATGTAATGTTGCAAGAAAAAGGGAAGAGTATTTCGGAACAGTTCATATCCAGTCTAAAGGATATTGATATTAGTGAGTTTGATCGCTATATATCTGAACTTGAAAAAAGAATTAAAGGACAAGGTGAGAATGGTTCTATAAAACTACGTTTGCCCATTGATGTGAAAGGTTCTTTGTCCGATGAAGCAATTTATAAGGTGAAAGATATTAAGACACTTATAGATACAGCTAAATCAACTAAGCAGACTCGTATTGAATCTGAAAAGAATAAGACTACTTATCAACAAGATTACGAGAAAGCCAAGAAAGACTGGGAAGAAGCTAAAAAGAAACTCTCAGAAATAGAAAAGGATAAGTCTAAGTTTACCTCAAAGCAATATGAAGAAGCTAAGAAACGAGCAGATACAACCGAAAAAGCTTATAAAGCTTTAGGTGGAGTTACTGGAGGTTCATTAACCAAACAAGAAAATCAAGCTCAAAAAGAAGCAGAAGCTCAGATTAAGCAGCAAGAGAGGCTATCCGATCAGCTCCTTTCCCTCCGTAGAAAGAACCAGCAAAATGAAATCAACCTCATGGCTGAGGGTACTGAAAAGAAATTGGCACAAATAGACTTAGACTATCAGAAAGAACTGGATGCTATTCGAAAGCAGGAACAGGAATGGACAAAAGCCAATGGAGGAATACTTACTCAAGAACAATCTGCACAGATTTCCCTTTCATATTCACAGGCAGAAAATAAGCGTGACAAATCAATCTCTGATGTGAACAAAGAAGAGCTTGAAGCCATGAACCGCTATCTAAAAGAATACGGTACATTCCTACAAAAGAAAGAAGCCATTACAAAAGAGTACAACGACAAAATAGCCAAAGCCACTACCGAAGGTGATAAAAAGATGCTTCAAAAGGAAATGGTAGAAGCTATTCAAAGCATTGATTTGTCTGAACTGAAAAAAGGAATGAATTGGGAGCAGATCTTTGGTAATCTCGATAAGGTATCCACTAATACTTTGAAAAGGCTAAAGTCCAATTTGAAGGATTTTGTTTCGTCCCAAAAAGACTTGTCGCCGGAAAATCTAAAAGAACTGGTAGATGCCATTGAACGGATTGATAATAAGATTTCAGAGCGTAACCCTTTTGAAGCTATGGAAACCTCTTTCAAATCGCTTAAAACTGCTACCGATGCTCAGCGTGAAGCGCAAAAAGCATATAACAAGGCTCTCAAAGAAGGTACGGATGAAGAAAAGAAAAATGCTAAGTCTACTCTTGAAAGTGCAAAGAACAATAAACAGAAAGCTTTGTCGAAAGCCACTACTGCCTTGCATAAAGGAGTTGAAGAGATAGGCCAATATGTGGATGCCGGTAATCAGGTTATCGGTATTATGGAAACGCTCGGTGTAAAGACCCCTGAATGGCTGGAAGGTACAATGTCGGGTTTTGGGGAAATGTTGAATGGCCTTGAAAGAATCGATCTAACAAAGCCTATGTCTATTGTTACCGGTGGTTTGCAGACTGTTAAGGGGGCGCTTACCTCCGTAATTTCTTTAGGAGGACTTATCCCTGGTCTTGGAGGTGCGGATTATTCCGGTTATGAGAAAATGAAAGCCCAATACGAACACCTTATAACTATTTGGGATGAACTCATAAATAAAAAAATGGAATACATTGATATTAACTATGGTACGGAAGCCATGAAAGCTGCGGAAGAAGCCGAGCAGCTTGTTAATATCCAAATAAGTAGACAGCGCCAATTGATTAAACAGCTTGCATCAAGTGGGGCAAGTATCGGGTCCCACTCATTGGGATATCGTATTGCGGAACGTCTTTCTCCGGAAGATTTTAAAAGGATATCGGATCTTGCAGGAGAAAAGATAACGGCGGAATGGCAGCTTTGGGACTTATCTTCTGAAAAAATAGAAAAGATACTTACTGATGAAAAGCTCGTTTCTGTTTTAGACACTGTTAATAAGGATTTTGTTACTTACTTGCAGAATATTGCTGATTATGGAGATCAGCTTACTGAGATTGCAGAAAAGGAAAAAGAGGCTATCACAGGAATGAGTTTTGACGAATTTAAAAACGGATATGCTGATTTACTTTCTGATTTGGATAGCACTAATGAGGATTTTGCCGATAACTTTGAGAAGCATTTGCAAAATGCAATTTTTAAATCTCTTATTGCAAATGAATACAAAGACAAAATAAAAGAGCTATATGATACTTGGGCGAAGTATGGCGAAGATGGCCTTTCTGACAATGAAGTTCAACAGCTTCGTGATATGCAACAGCAGTTGGCCGATAGCTTGCTTATTGAACGTGACAAGCTAATGAACGCTTTTGGCTGGGATACGGATATTGAAAGAACTCAACAATCTCCAACTATGGGGTATTCCGTAGCCGCTTCTCAAGATAGTGTGGATGTATTGAATGGGCAACTTAATGCACAAAGGATAGGGGTGGAAGAAATTAAACAGCAAAACATCAATCAATCTCAATCACTTAATCTATTAACTGCCAAAACGGATGCCGTTCTTTCTGTTGATATTGAAACAAGAAATATAGCGGATGAGACACGAGATTTGATAGCTCAATCTTATCTTGAACTTGTACAAATTTCAGAGAATACAGGAAACTCTGCTAAGTATCTGAAAGAGATTAAGGCGGATATTGCAGAGGTAAAAAAGAATACATCAAATTTATAAATTATGAATGAGTTGTTGATAAACGGAAAAGATGCTTATACCACATGGGGTGTGAGAATGGGTCGTGGCTTCCTTGATGCAATCGGAGCTTCTTCCCCTATGAAAGATTTTATTGAAAATAAATCCCGGTTGGAACATGGAAAACAGGTAATTATCGCCAATCCTAAATTGGATGAACGAGAAATAACCTTGTCGTTCACTATTGAAGGAAGTTCTAAAATTGATTATCAAACAAAGAAAAAATCTTTCTTTGAAGAATTGTACAAAGGTGCAGTTGATATTCAAATTCCCGATAATAGCAATGAGATTTATCATCTGATTTATCTTGGGAAAAATATTACCTATGCGCAAAGTGCATATCGGAGCTTTGGCAAAGTTTCGATGAAGTTTTGCGAGCCAAATCCTGCCAATAGAACCTAATTTGTGACCTCCTTTCTGATGTCACGTTTGGAAGCTCTAATTTTTAGGGCTTCTTTTTTTTATACCCGAAATTTGATGTCGTTATGATAGACATCAAAGACATATCTGGAAAAATATTATTATCAGTTCCTATAACTGAATCTTGCGAACATGTGGAAGAACTCATGCAGTCCGACCATATTGTTTTGTCATGGAATTCGGATAAATCAGATATATTACCTATGGGGGCTTATATTGAATATGGCGGTGAAAAGTATTCTCTTCTTGAGCCATATTCTCCCATACAGAAGAGCGAGGAAGAGTTTTCCTACCAGCCTTTGTTTAAGTCTGTGGTTATGTATTGGGCTAAAGTCTCATTTTTCATGTACACTTATTCTTCCGATGATGTAATAATAGGTCGTGAACCGGATTGGACTTTAACGGATAACCCAGCAAACTTTATGTCGTCAATTTGTAAGGCGATTAAAAATGAGACAGGTGAGACTTGGACTTATACGGTTGATGCGTCACTTTCTGCCTCCGCTACATTGTCTTTTCAGTCGGTTGATATCTATTCTTCCCTGAATAGTATAGCTAATGCTTTTGAAACTGAATGGTGGATAGATAAAGCTAACAAGGTAATTCACTTGTCTAAAGCAGAGCATGGAATTGCCGTTAGGCTTGAAGTTGGCAAGAACATTACAGTACCGACCGTTAAAGTCGGTAAGGAGGGGTATTATACTCGTTTTTACGCCTTTGGATCTACAAGGAATATCGTTCAGGACTATGAAGGGGCTAATGTCAATAATTTGGTAAACAAACGTCTCACTCTTGATCCTGTTAAATATCCTAATGGGTACAAAGATATTCGTCCTGATTTAAAGCAAGGAGAAATATTTCAAAAGATATTAATATTCGACAATGTCTATCCTTCTTCATCTTTAGAAATATCCGATGTGCGTGTGCGTCTTATGTGGACTATCGGGGAAGATGGGGAAAAAGTTCAGGTAGGTACTGATAATGAAGGCAATCCTATATACGACCAATATTCAATATGGTATTTCAAAGTACCGGGATTTGTCTTAAACAACACTATTTACAGCAAGGACAACCCAGAAGGTATGTTGATTTCAGGAAAAGCCTTGTCTGTTCATTTTGAATCCGGTGCTCTTCAAGGAAGGGAATTTGAGCTTATTTATCATGACAAAGCGGAAACGGTATCAAGTGCTGACGGTACAAGTATTATCCTTACTCCTGGGGATTATGAAATCAAGTTTAAGGAGGAAGGGACGTATATCATACCTGCTATAACGTCACTCATCCCTAATAATGGTGATGAGATTATCTTATTCAACATCCGCATGCCGGAAGAATATACAGGTTCTGCCTATTTGGAGCTTGAATCGGAAATGAATAAGGAGATATCACGTCTATCTTCTGATCTAAACAATTATCAGTTTTCATCTAACCCAATATCATTTAGTGAGAATAACCCTGATTTATCAATAGGCCGGAAAATTACCTATGTAAATGGAGGATATTCTTTCTCTACTCGTGTAATAAAGCTTGTCACCAAGATAGATTTTAAATACATTCAGTCTATTACAGTAGGCAATGAGAAGATTAAGGGAAACACTCAAGAATTGAAAGAAGAGGTTATATCCGCCAATAAGGATATAAACTTGCTTTCTGTTCTTAATGATATGACTACTTCCCTCACGCAGTCGTATAACAGAACCCAACAAATGATGTTGGATGGATTTGCAGCAATAAAGAATATCTGGCAATTCAAAGAAGATGAAAGTGGGGCTAAGTACGCTTATTCAAAATTCCCCGTTGTTACCGCCTACGGAGTAACCATGTACGCAGGCGCAGACGTTCAAGTACCTTCAATCTACGAAGGTCTTCCAATAGAC